AATAGCACCTTCGTTACTCAACGACATCTTAGTGTTGTTAACATCAGCAATTTTAAGAATGCTTAGGATAGGAAGTACAGGCCATGTCCAACCGCGATCTAGTTTACCTGCAACGTTCTGTGCAAAAATAAACTCACCACCGTGTGTTGATGCATCACCGAAGATAAACTTCAAGTTACCACCGTCAGTCTTTGCCAAGAATGTTGGATGTTCGTTGTTAGCACCAGCTTGGAAGTTGAAACGCTGAACAGCAGCAACACTAGGCTCAACTTCAACGTCCCACTTAACACCGCGGAACTTAACGGTCTTCATTTTTTCGTTGATGATTTCTTGATTCATGAAACGATAATCGTTCTTGAAGTCGCCGTCTTTGTTTTCAAAGTGAATACCGACTGGAATAGTTTGCTCGTTACGTTCTGCAAATGTAATGCTAATTTTTGCATCTTCTTTGTATTCACCGCCGTCTAGCAAATACTTGAGCTTGTTTAATTGTGGCATACCAAATGTACCAATCATATCTGGATATGGATTAGTAGTTTCAGCAGTCATAATAACTGAGCGATCATCAGCCATTGAGAAGATTTCAGTTTTATCTTCTGCACCTGTAACTTTAACTGTGGTTAAAAAGCCTAAGTTTTGTGTGTGGCTTACGATGTCTTGTAGAATGTCTTTCATGTTTAAGGGTCCTTTTATAAGAGTATATTTAGATCGTGTGTAAAGAGCAAATTTATTTTACTCAAAATCAAACAATTTATTAAAATTATTGTCGCTTCTGGTAGAACTGATGTCCCATTCCAGTACGCCAATTAAGTTTTCAAGTTTTTCGTCAATAACTGCATTTTCCATTTCAGCATCGTCGAACGGTAAGTCTTTAAACCATTGAGGTAGTCTAAGTTCGTCGACTGGATAAGCTACCGAAGTAAACGCCATTGGGTTATCTTTAATCTTACACACGATAACTTTCATACCGTCTACGATATTCATCGAGTACTTGTCATCCATCATACGCTTCAAAGTATTCCAGTTTAGCGAAGCACGTACATGTCCTGGCATGTTTGCTTTACCTGCTTTCTTTTCTTTGGCAGCGTACTCTGTAATGTTGTTGGCACGTTTAGGTGAACCTTTCTCCCAACCTGGTCTTGTTTTAAATTCGGTTCTAAAATCAGTGATGTATTGTAGAACTTCCTCTCTAGTTATACCAGTTAGAACTTTTGTTAATACTTCGCTTAAGAAGTCTTGGATAACAACCGGGGTATCTGAACGCTTGAGGTCGAGCCCCATAGCTTTGATCTTGCCTGGCTTTCCGTCGACGTCTGCTCGCTTCCCTTCTTTGTCGTAGTAGAGAACGGCATATCTTTTCTTAGTAATGAACAAACCTTTTGATGCGACAATCTCTCGTCCTGCTTTAATAACATCTCCTCTGGTTTTTGGGCAGTGGAATTGGTCTTGCATGAACTTGACAAACGTTCCATTAACAGTTTCTCCTATGGTATCATAAAGTTCTATTACAGTTTCACGAGTCCAAGGAATCGTGCCTTTCTCAATGTCCTTCTTTAACGTACTATACGCAGAGAAGTAACAAGAGTCTGTGTCACCGTAGATAACTGACTTACCTACGTGATCGTATTCGCCTGTGATGATTTCATTTACCTTAGCAGCCATGTGTTTAGCAATTTGTCGGCCTGTTAGGGTAGTGGATTGTCCAATGCGGTTGTCGAAGAATCTACAACCAGGGTTAAGAATAGCACCGTACAAACTGTTCAAGTTAATTTTCTTAACTAACTGACGCTTGTCCCAGTATTCTTCTTCAATTTTATTTCCGTTCTGGATACAGTCTTTAAGTTTAGCCTGCATTTCTTTACGTTCAGCATACCAACGCTTTAGCAGTCCTGGAATAATACCTTCTTTCTCGTAAGTAAAGATAGTACCGTTAGCACTGATCATCCAAGGTTGATTACTTTCAAAAATTAGATCGTAAATTTGAGCACCACTTAGTGTATCGCTGCCACCGTTCTCCCAGTCGATAGTAATTTCACGACCGACTTCACGTGCCATAACACTTTCGTACTCGTCACTACCAAACTTACCTTCCCAAGATGCAGCAAAGCTCTTTCCTTTTGCCATAGCATCTTCAATGGCTGCTTTAGTGCCATCTTGTCGTAACTGTCCAACAATAGTTTCCGGACCCATGTTTAAGGCACGAATCGCAGATGGGTACAGTGAGTTAATATCTAAAGAGCCAATCCACTCGTGGATTCCTTTCTTAGGATATGCAACATAAGCACCTGCCGCTTGATTGCTTTCGTTCGGATCTCGTTGCAAACGATTTGGAACAATAAATCCTCTACGGTGGGCTTCGTTAATAATAGCTTGTTCTGTAACAGCTACCGCACCCATAGTAGTCTGTAGAAGAACTGTATTTTCATGTGCAATTGTATTTGCTAGATCTAAGAATTTAAGTTTCTTGTCTAGTTTATCCAACAGTGCTGTGTCTTGACGGTTGTATTCAATAAACTTTCTAAAGTCGTTGTTGTACAGTTGATCAAGTGTACCTTCGTAGACGGTTTTAGTTTCGCCTACCTCCATTTCCCCGATCGCGTCAAGTCGATATGTGTGTCGCTCTTCATATGTGTACTTTCTATAAAGTTCAAGTGAGTCGAGGTGAACACGACCGACCAAATCGTATGTAACAGCTTGCTTACCGAATTTTTCATATTCTCTTTTCTTAGGATATTGATTCCACAAACAAAAACGACGAGTATCGTCTTTACTTAGAACTTTTGCAACACGGTTAACAGTATACGGAATATCGAAACCTTCCGAGTTCCATCCGCTTAACACATCTGCGTCTTCTATAAGAGTTAAGAATGTGTCTAGCATATCTGCTTCGCTTTCAAACAACATTGTGTTCGGAAACTCTGCAACTGCTTTTTCGGCTTCCGCCATACTCATAGTCTTTGGCGGGATAGCCAAACAGATAAGAGTATCCATCCATTGAAGATGAACAGCAATAGCAGTAATGGGCATGAAAGGATCGTCGGGGCTTGCATATCCCCTTTCTGGATCAAAGTCTACTTCAATGTCATAGAATGCAACATTAAGTTTAGGTGCATCTTGATTAAGGTAGTGATCTTCTAGACAACGATAGATCGGATTAATGTCCGATTCATAAAGTTTTTTGTTTGAATGAATCGCAAGTTCCTTGCGATGTTCTTTAAGGTTTTTCGAAGTTACACGACTAAGGGGTTCGCCCTTAATTGATTGAAACTTACCTTTGGGATCTTGGTAATAGAATAAGTGTCGGGCAGGGTAATCTTTATAATGCCTCTGTCCTTTGTCATCACGTTCAACGACACGAATGGTATCGTTTTCGCGATCATAGAAAGCGTCTACGTAGCTCAAATTTTTCTCCTATGCAATTTTTAGGCTTGCAAATACCTAAGTGCGGATTATGGCCTCGCCTACCATTTAGATTGTATTTATAACATCCTAATAAGACCAACAGTATCTATGGTCGTTAGGAGCAAGTAATTAGCCAACATGCCAAACGATTTACGAGTGTAAGCAGCCCACCCGTACATAGCACAACCAGCGATCCAAATAGGATAAAGGACCAAGAGAGGTGGCGTAGGGACCGTAATGGCCATTGTGAGGCTACAGCCAATACTAATAGCCCAAGCAAGAAGCTCGACAATAAAACGCAAAGGATGACTATTCCAATCATCTTTGATCCACTCTATAGTACCGCTGAATATGCTTAAGAACCATTTCATTCTGGCAATCGTTTTGTAACACCTAAGATCATTTCAATCTCGTCCCACTCTTCTTCGTGTGATTTCCAATTGTCTTTGTGTGCGATCTTAATTGCTTTGTTAATAATGCTAGGTTTAACTTGCAGTTCTTCTGCAACTGCCTTTACTGTTTCTTTTAGACCTTCTTGCAGATCTTCAATTTCACGTAGAACGTTTCCGCCTTCATTAATCAGTCGCTCTAGTTTTGCTTTTTCTTCTGGGCCATACATCTTTGCCATAGTAAACTCTCCAAGTAAGTGTACATTATATAGCCGTAAAAAAAGCCGGTCAATGATTAACCGGCTTTAGTTTACCAAAAAGTAATTAAACTTTTGTTTCGCTTAGTACATCGTACATTTCGAATGTTCCGCCCATGCGCTCATATACTAAACCTGCATAGATTTCTGCCTTGGTACTTTCTTGGAACTTAGACTTTGCAACACGCTCTGCCCATGCAAACAATGTCTTGTCTACTGGATCAATTTGTTGTTGTCCGCCACTTTCTTGTACCAATTGTAACATGTCTTTGAAAGTTAATTTTCCAAATTCAACAGATTCTTTAACTGCTTTTTTCTTACCAAAAAACTTTTCTTGCTTTGCAGACATGCCTTTCTTGCCATCTTTCTTGTCGCCGCCTTTAGCTTCTTTGGCAGCTTTCTTCATTGGCTCTTTCTTGTCACCGTCTTTGTCTAAGTCAGCGAAGTCAGGCTTAGCAGCCTCGTCCATCTTCTTTTCTTTCTTAACTTTCTTTTCTGCTTTAGCGTCTTTAGCTGCCTTAGCTTCTTCAACCATCTTAGCAAACTTCGACTTGAATGGAGTTTCTACGCTTTCAACTTTCTTGCCGTCTTTAACACGAGTAACAGAACCTTTACCATGTTTAGCTTCCCACTCTTTGCCTTTCTTTTCTTCAGCTGCATCAGAAGCGCGGTCGCCTTCTTTTTCTTTAGAGCTCTTAGCTGCTTTGCTAGGCTTGTCTTCGTGCTCTGAACCATCATAGTCAGCACCACGTGTACCTTTGTGTACATACTTGCCGTTCTTAGACTCGTATTCGTCTAGTTTTTCAGCTTCTGCTAGTGCTGCTGATTCCATTAATTGCTTTTCAGCAACATATGTAGATCTGCCGCTTAGTACACGAAGTTGTGCATCTTCGTTCAATTGTACTGCGTCTGCAATCTTTGGAGCAGCAGGAGTTGTTGGAGGAGCCTCCATGCTGTCTAATTTGTTAAGTAGTGATTTAAAATCCATGTTAGCGTCCTTGTTTGTGCTGTTCCCACTGCTCTCTGAGAGTGTTCTTTACTTCTAATTGAACTGATTCTTCATAAGACATTGGTGCTTCCGGACCAATTTCAGATGCTGAAAGTTCTTTGTATTCTAAGTGGCTGTGAACAGAAGATATGTAATCTGCTGCTTTAGTAATTTTTGACTGTACCCAGCCTTCTAATTCTTGGCCTTCTTTGATCATTTTAAACAGTTGGGCAGAATATTTGGCCAGCTTATAAAGCTCAGCTCTTGCCATAGCTGCTTCGTGGTCAGTGTCTTTTACGGGTGATTTGAAGTCCATATTATATTTATCTTTTTATTGTAGAGCCGCCAAAAAGGCTTGTCCCCTTAACATCTAACGCATTTACCGCAGTTCCTGCTTTAGTTTTAGGCTGTACAATCTTAGGTTGAGGTGGTGCTTTTGTACCACTTTGTCCTGGAGTACCAGTGTAGCTCTTTTTTCCGCGAGCTTTTCCTGGGCTAATATGAGGATTAACCACTGTACCGATGTTTGCAGAGCTAGTTGCTCCGGCTGTTGCTGACTCGAAAATTTCTTTGATTTTCATAATATATTATTTATTTCTACCGCTTTTCATATTAGCACACCAATGTGCCATACGTGCTTTTTCACCAGATGAGTTTTTAGCAGTTTTACGCAGGCTGCTAACACTTGCTTTACAGTTTACACCTGAACGTTTAGCAAGCCCTTTACGACCTGGTTTCTTACCATCTGCAAAATTTTCAAGTAATTCAGAAATTTTCATTTCATTGCTACCTTAAAATCACTGAATTTTTCTTTTCTTTGCTCTAGACCTTTTAGACCTTTGTTAATAGGCTTTGTGGCTGCGGCAGTATTATTGAAATCGTCTACTTTAGGTTGAACACGATTTTGCCAAAACCATACTGCTACTTTAGCAGCAATTTCTGGTTTTTCTACAAGTTCGGGTTTGTTAACTAGATCTAGGCCTAATGCTTTTCCTGCTCTGTCGTAATTGTATTTCCCAGTTAACTGAATATAGCCGCGACCCTTATACTTCTCTCCATCTCCGAGACGATCGTTACCTAGTGTCACTGCTTTAGGATTAAAGTTCTTTGGCTTTTTTGTCTTAGGATCTAAGATAACTTTTTTAGTCTTTTTATCTTTTACAAACTTAGGTTCGTATTTCTTAAAATCTAAACTTCCACCAATTTCTTTTAAGTGTTTAAAGTCCATTGTTTCGTGGGCACATTGACCTAAGAACTGTGCTAACTCTGTACCTTTAATTCCTGAATTAGCTGCAATTTTTGTTAACAGTTTTTCATGCGGACTTCCTGTAACAAGCATCTTAGGAACAGCATCTTTGGGAATTAGTTCTTTCTTTTTAGTATCTGCTTTTGCAACTATAGGTGTAGGTGAATCTGCTTGCGCTTTGTCTGCTTTGTACGCATCCCAGGCAGCACCACCACCTCCAGCAGCCATAGCAGCTAAACCTGCACCGGTTACCCAGTCTTTCCAACCCTCGCCCACACCGCCGTCTCCGCTGTAGCCAGCATCGTACCCATAGCCGCCAAGCAGACCAGGACCGTAAGCAGCAGCTTTTACTCTGCGTTTACGTCTTTTATTTTCTACAACAAATTCAGATGCTCTCATTAATGTTGGCCGTACGGATTAATTTTGCGATCTTCTTCGCCTACAACTTCTGGATACACTTCGTAGACATCTAATCCAGGCACACTACCTAAGAACATACCTTCTTTCATTTTATGAATAGGATCAGAAGGATCTAACACGCAGTTATCTCCCTCGCCTTTGTCTACTGTGTAAGTTATTTTATATTGTTTCATACTGTAAAACTCGAACCACAACCGCATGTGGTTGTAGCATTAGGATTTTTAATGACAAATTGACTGCCCATTAGTTCTTCCTTGTAGTCAATAGTAGCGCCTTGAAGGTAGGTCATACTCATTGAATCAATAAGAACCTTCCATTCTCCAACTTCTAACTCAAAATCGTCTTCGTTTTGTTCTTCGTCAAAGGTAAAGCCGTATTGAAATCCAGAGCAGCCTCCGCCTTGTACAAAGGTTCTTAGTTTTAATTCTTTGTTACCTTCGTTATACAATAAGTCTAAGATTTTATCTTTTGCTGCTTGAGTAATTTCGATCATATTAGTTCTTAGGTTCCCAGTAACGGCCTTTGCCAAAAAGTTTCTCAGCACTAAAGTTAGATGTTGTATCGTACCATTTACCGCTCTTAGATTGTCTTAGCCCTGCACTACGAGCATCGGACTCCTGACCAGCGGGCACGTTGTAAAAATACATTCCTTTTGGTTTGTTATACGTAGGAGTAGGACGATAAGATCCTCGGCCATAACTGCTTCTTCCGCCGCCCGCACGTCTAATTAAAGTTTTGTCGCCTTCATCGTTAACTTCCCACTCATTCCCTTGGTCGTCAGTGTAACGGTGTGTTTCATATTCTGTTACCGTGCTTTCGTCTACATCACTAGTTTTTAATTTACCACGAAGATCGCTGGCCATTTTTAAGTAGTGTTGTTTTTTAATATCGTTTGATGTTGCCTTGGCACGCTTTTCATAGTCTGTGATTTGTGCCCATAGGCGATTTTGACTACGCTCATCCTGCCCTTCAGAAAAACCTTCTTGCTTTTGTGCTTTTTCAGCAGCACTAATTTGGCGCCATAGATTATTCATTGGACCTTCCATGCTACGGGCTTTGCGTTCACGATCAGATAAGTTTTGTTCACGATCTGCATATTGCCAATCGCTACCTCCTAGGGACTTATATTCAGCTCTCATCTTTTCGTATTCTGCTTTTAGTTCAGGAAGTCTAGCAACTAGATCAGCTACACGTTTATCGTCTTCTGCTTTTTTTCTAGCAACAATTTTATCTCCAGCACGTTGCATACCCTTTTCACGTTTTGCAATAATATCGGCAGCATTTGGTTCGTCCTTCTTAGAACCGAACTTATGTCCTTGAACAGCATAATGCGCTTGTCTACGATAGTTGTTCAAGCCTTGATCACTGATTTCGTCAACATGATTTTCGTCAAACTGTTTACCTTTGTGTTTAACGTCGCCTTGCTTTTCGGCTTTCTTTTTATCTTTGTGTGCGCCAGCACCTGCGGTTTTTTGATTCTTAGCTACAAAGTTTCTTGGCTTACTTGCCGGAATAAATTCTTTTGCTTTCATTTGCTTTTCCTTGACTGCTTGGGACCTTTTCTAGTTTTCCATTTTTTATCAGTGCTGCACCAATAGCGGCCGTATCCTTCTGTTAAATCTTCTGGAGCAAAGTCAGTATAACTATTGCCGTTCTTGTCGTCCGATTGTACAACGAAAACACCACCTTCCTCGGATTCTATTTCTCCAATTTCCCAACCCATACGATCTAAAACTTGTTCTACTTGCTGCCTAGTATTATCGTTGCCGTTATACCACATGCGAGCATACTTGCGTAGTGTATTCTCTTCGCCACTGTCGGATGAAAATTCGTTGATGTCATCTATCATTCGATCTATACCACGACTGCGAACACCACCTTTCTTTCTAATCTTAGCGAGCTCTTCTAAAGCATGACGGATCTGCTCGATGTTCATCTTAAGCTCGTCAAATTGACGAGTCATTGTCTGCCATTCTGCCGGACTAGCGTTTTCTGCACGAGCAGCTAGGTCTTTTAATTGACCTGCGGCACGTAACATTCTATATTTTAACTTCCCTGGGTTAGCCTTGTCATGACCATAAATCATCGGATTCATCGGTTCACTAGGATCCATTTCGATCGGAGCTTCTCCTAGGCTTTCAGTAGGGGGAACTCTGTAGGATTGGCTAGGACCAATTGGTTTTGTTTTATCTAGGAAAAGATTTTTTTCTACAGGTTGCGGAAGCATACGCTTGCCGTTGTGGAATTTCTTTTTATAGTAATACTCGTAAATATCGTCAGCGTGATTTTGAATCCATTCCATTGCTTCTGATTCTGTTGTTCCTGGTACAGCTACTTTACGTGGGCTGTAATCAAAGTGCTTTCCTCGATACCAATTTCCCCAAAGGTAAACATCCCAGTATCCGTTAGGATCATAAGCTACAACATCTTCACCAACTTTCTTTTTCTTTGCGGCTTTTGCTTTTTCTTTTTCTGCATACGGTAGCAAATACTCTGCTACAAGATCAAAATATGCCTTGCCGTTAATTAACGTGTCTGCATCAATACCAGCAGCGTCACTAAATGCTTTACGATCTCCTGCTTTTACTGCATCTCTTAATGCTGTTGCAGAACTTAGCCTCGGAGTTGGTCGCTGTTCTATTTCAGAAAAATTATAAAACCCGTGTGTATTTTCTTGACCGTTATACTGTTGAAGAGTTTTTGTTACCCAGTCTTCGTCAGTGAATACTAATAATGTTGCGTCTTTATATTTTTTATAAAGCTCGCTAGCCATAGTTAACCAACTAGTAGATGCTATTAAGTGTCCTTCTAACGAAGGATATATTGCCTTCATGGCCTCTACCTTAGCATCATATGGTAACGGATCTTTAGGACCTTGTGTGCTAGAGTTAGTACCTACATACCAGTCTCCAGATTTTGCCATAAGCTCCCAAGCAGCACGATGCCCTTTATGAGGAGGGTTGAAACGGCCGAAGCTAATAGCTACAGTATCTTTATTAGCTTCAAATAATTCATTCAGTTTCATAGTCGCCGTTTTCTATATGTCTTTTTTGTTCTTCAGCAATCTTCTTTGCTAATTCTACTATAGACTTGTTAGGAAATTTTACATCTGGGTCATCTATTTCAAAGGTACTACAATATTCTTTGATGCAACTTTGAATAGGTTTTATGTATAATTTATATACATTTGGATTGTTTATATGTAGCCTATGTTTTTTAACAACAGGAAACAAGTGATTACTCAATAAGTTTTGTTCGTTGTCGATATAAAACTTAAGATCGTCTAACCAATCAATGTCGTTATCGGTGTCCTGGCTGTCTGCAGGAAACATTTCATTTAATTTCATATTACCAAGCCCTGCAAGACCAATAGCGTGCCTTATGACGTGGACCAGGATTGGAACAGTTGTGACGGGCACGGAAACTCTTTCTGCGATTAGGATTAGATTTCTTAATACGCATCTTCTTATCGCCAAAGTTTACTTTGACAACATTACCTTGTGGATTTTTTACGTAGACTTTAGACTTCTTAACATCGCCCTTCATAGGCTTGCCTAACGGAACTTCACGACCTTGGTACTTAGCTTCCATTTCGATGCTGTCATCTAGTTCGACATCTGGCTCTTCTTCTTTCTTGTCGTGTATTTTCTTTAAGGCTTCTAAATGATCGCCTACATATGTAAACCAATTTTTAAAGTCGCCGGGGTGGGTGTCAAAGTCCATGTGTGCAGATTGTGAAGCTGAGTACATTAAACTTTTAAGTTCTGCCATAGCACCGTGCTCTCTAGCAACATCTTTTAATGCCGAATATATTCTTTCAGCACCTTCGGCATCTCTATACTGTTCGACACCTTGACTTGCTTCTTGGTAAGCACCGTATAGTTTACGAATTACATCTGCAGGCAATGTACCATACGACTTGCCTTCAGACATTTGGTCTTCCGGCAACTTGCCTTGCGGACCATTAATTTTATACATGTCAGAGAATCTATTACCCTTGCGCATTGCTTTATACTCTTGAGGATGTTTTGCAATGTTGCCTGATCCTCTTTTAGCAAGTTTGTCTTGACCTTTGCTTGCTCTACGCTCTGCACGTTTTTCATCATCTTTGGGATCGTGTGCTCTCGGATCTTTATCTTCATCATCCTTGTCAAAGAAGAAGTATTCATCAATCTTTTCGCAGTCATTTACACGCTTGCCTGCGTTTTTACCAGTGCCTGGTTTGGTTCCTACTTTTCTGTAACCTTTCCAGCAGCTCTGCGGCCCGGCAACACCTTCTGTGAGCTCGCCTTCTTCAAAGGTAAAACCTTCATTAGCTAGGTATTCTATTGCGGAATCATCTAATTGAATAACAATACCATCTTCGAGGATATCTACGATTTCTGTACCTATCTCAAAATCTTCGGAAAAGCTAATACCAAAGTCGTCGCCTATTTCAAAACTAATATTCTCTGTTTCTGATTTTTCTTTCTCAACATCTGCTTGAATTTTATCTTTGGCTTTTTGTACGTGTGCTTGAGTTAGCTTTTCACCTTTTTCTTGCCAGTACTGCAATAAAATTCTTTCGGCAGTGGCAACATCATTATTAGTACGCTGTACTCCGACACCTCCGTTTTGTGCGATTGATTTAATTTTTTCTGGATATGCTTGCTGGAATCTAGTTTCCCACGATTCTAAATCGCCGCTGTCCCATCCGCCTTCTGTAACACCCTTTTCTTTTGCTTCTTTTTCTAGATCTGCTTTTCTTTGTGCAATAGCAGCAGAAATTTCTGGGTCGTCATTAGCAACAGGATCCATTTGTAAGTCCTGTAAAGCCTTGCGTTTTGCTTGGTAATCGCCCTTGGGGTTGTTGGGATTTAGTGCAGTTTCACTAATAATACCGTCTAATTTTGATAAAAGGTCTCGCATAGTATCTCTCATGTGATGATACTATATTTATCTGGAAATGTTTTTTAGAAATTATACTGGATTTTTGTAATAGTGCCGTTGATCAGTGTATATTTGGCTCTAATCCACACGAAATTTCCAGTAAAGTTGCGAGATATGGTAGATAGTTGTGTGGTGCTATCGTTGTCAACAACAACTGTAGTGTCGTCATCGAATGTTATATCCACCCAATCAGTGTCGCTTGGCTCTTCAACTAGTGTGCCTTGCATTTTTAAACTTCCTTGGAAGTTGTCAAACGAGAAAACAATGGTGTGGAGACCACCTGCTACACTGTGGTAGCCTGCTGCTTTTGCTTTATCGCTGTACTGATCAGTGCTCGATTCTGTAGAAGCGTTTTCGAGCAATATGTAATTTCTAGTGGACATTCTTTATTTATCGGATATCCGGTAGCTGTACACGGTGCCCAATGCTGCTGAACACTTTAATTTTAGCATTAATAGTGTTTTATCGTCCTCAACATACATATATCTGCGATCCCAGTTCCAGTTTGTTTTGTAGAACCAGTTTTTAACAGTTTTTGTAATGTTTACCCTAGAACCTTGCGTATCTAACCAAGTGAGGAAGTTACGTTTTTCATCTGGGTTTTCTATCTTATGGGGCTGGAGGAATACTTTGTACTGGTATCGGTCATGTGGCAGTTTCTTTGCCACTATAATATTCCCGTCGCCTATAGGATCAACACCTGGAGAGAACGCATGCCTAACACAATGGTTAAATTTATCGTAGAAATGCTGAAAGATTTCAGCATCGTTTGTATAGATGTCGATAATCTGTGACTCTAAACGTTTACAATATTTAGAAGTATCGACTTTATCTAGTTCTAACGCAAACGATCTTACATCTTCGCTGACTGATTTTGCGGCTACTTCTTGACAAGACAGCACCCTAAGGGCACTAATGCCCTTAAGGTTAAAGCTGACTTTGTAAGACCACTTGTTATAGAACTTACGAGTTGTCTGCTTGATTTTCTTCGACATCTAATTCTGCCTCCGACTTTGCTTTCTTTAGAGCTTTACGTTCTTCTTTAGTCAAAACCTTTGGCATTTCGGAAACTGTAAAAGTAAGTTCGTTACCCTCTACCGATACAGACACCCTTCCGCCGTCTTTGAGATCTCCAAACAAGATTCTGCGACTCAACGGAGACTTGATCTTGTTATCGATCAAACGTCCTAAAGGTCTTGCACCCATCTTTTTGTCAAATCCGTTGTCAGCAAGCCAGTTTCTTGCAACATCGTCTAAGACAATTTCTACACGTTTGTCTTTAATTTGTAGATTAAGTTCAGCAACAAACTTGTCTACAATTTGACATACAACGTCTCTGCTCAAGCTAGAGAATTTAATAATTGCATCTAATCGATTACGGAATTCAGGAGCAAAAAATTTCTTAACAGCTTTGTCATCTTCACCGTCACGACCTAATTCGCCGAATCCGATTGTATTTTTCTCGTTATCGGCAGCACCTAAGTTACTGGTCATAACAAGAATACAGTTACGACCGTCTGCTACTTTACCGTTAGAACCTGTAACAAATCCGTTATCCATAAACTGCAACATAACATTGCTTACGTCCGGATGTGCTTTTTCGATTTCGTCAAGCAACAGGATACAGTTAGGATGTTCTTGAAGCTTTGTAATTAACTGGCCTGCGTTTTCTTCGTAGCCAACATAACCCGGAGGAGCACCAATTAGTTTAGCAACAGAATGTTTCTCTTGGTATTCGCTCATATCGAAGCGAATCAAGTTTAAGTTCATCTTTTCTGCAAGTTGTTTTGCTGTTTCAGTTTTACCTGTACCAGTTGGACCTAAGAACAAGAAACAACCAATAGGCTTGTTAACCGACTTCATTCCGGCTTGTGCAACAAAGATCTTGTCAAGTACCTTTTCTACAGCATCGTCTTGACCGTAAACTGCGGCCTTAACGTTCTTTTCGAGATCTGCAAGGTTCTTAGACTCTTTCTGCGCAACCATATCTAGAGGCATATTAAGCATCTTAGAAATTTCGTAGACAATTTGTTCAACGTCTACAATTTGCTCAACACCGTCCATGGACTCGTCGTCTTTGAGTTTGTATCGAGCAGCAGCACAGTCAATAATGTCGATTGCCTTATCTGGCAACTTCTTGTCAGCCATATACTTAACAGATAGCTTAACAGCTTGTTCAATAGCTGCATCAGTGATCTTAACATTGTGGTGACCTTCGTAGTACTTACGAATGCCTTTAACAATCTTAACAGTTACGTCAGCTGCTGGTTCGTCAATGTTAATTCTTTGGAATCGACGCATCAACGCACGATCTTTTTCGAAGTACTTGCGATATTCTTCCCAAGTAGTAGATGCAATAAGTTTAATCACACCTTTTGTTAGGATAGGTTTAAGAATGTTAGCAAGGTCGTTGCTGCTTTGGTTTGCAGCACCCGCACCGCTCATCATATGAGCTTCGTCGATGAAAAGAATAATCTTACCCTTCTTCTCAAGTGCTGTGAGTACTGCTTTAATTCTTTCTTCAAAGTCTCCGCGATATTTGCTACCAGCAATTAGCGAACTAATATCGAGCGTATAGACTTGGTGGTCTTGAATAAACTTAGGAACTTTCTTTTCAAAGATCTTACGTGCAATACCTTCTGCGATAGCAGTTTTACCTACACCTGGTTCACCAACCATTAACACGTTTGCTTTGTTTCGTCGAGCCAACACTAGTTGAATCTTCTCGATTTCTTCATCTCGACCGATAACAGGATCAATTTTACGTTGCTTAGCCAGCAAACTTAGATTAGTACAGTACTGGTTAATAACACGATCCATTTGATTTTGTGGTATTGCTCTTGTTTCAGACTTGTGGCTTGTTTCTTCTTCGTCTTCAACAACAATAGTGTCTTGGAAGAACTTAACAAATTTCTCTTTAGTGATTCCGCCTTTATTGAGGTAATAAAAACTAAAGCTATTCTTTTCAGAAAGTACGCTAACAATAATGTCGGCCACTTCCATTTTTTGTCTACCGCTAAACAGTACCTGAGTAAAGCAACGATTTAGAACACGCTCTACGGAATTTGTTTTTTTAGGCTTGTCGTTACCTGCTTTTACAATCTCGTTTAGGTTATTTTTAAGATAAGAATCGAGATTCTCTTTAATGTATTCAACATCTGCTCCGAATGCTGTAAGTATATCTACGGAGTCTTGATCGTACATTATAGAATGAACAATGTGTTCAATCGTGATATACTCGTGATCCAAACTCTTTGCAACGTCTACTGCGTTTTCAAAGATTGATTGGAGATTGCGGCTCGGTTCGATCATTAGGTAAGTTTCCTTTGTTTCTTAATAGCTAATTGTAGCTTGAGTTTAGACACTTTGTCAACGAAACAGATCCCATTAAGGTGATCTAATTCGTGTTGGAAGCACTTAGACATGAGACCTTCAAATTTAGCCTCGTGTTCGGCGCCTTTGGAATCTTGGTATTTGACTTTAACCCATGCAGGTCTTTTTATCGTTAACCAGATTCCTGGAAAACTGAGACAGCCTTCTTGATCTAAGATCAGTTCTTCGCTGGCCTCAATAATTTCTGGATTGAATAAAGCAAATGGAGCAGGCAAGTCTGGCATGGTATCGCTGCCCATTACAAAAACACGCACACCTAGACCGATTTGATTAGCGGCTAATCCAATACCTTTATTAGCCTTCATGAAATCAATCATGTCGTACTCTAACTGTATTGCATCACCGTCTTCGGCAAAGTTCCAGGGTCTGCTGCTTTCTTTTAAAGTGGTATGTGGACCTAAATTAAATTCCATCTTTTAATTTTTTAATTATAACTAGTTGGTCGGGAGATAGAGATCTAGGAACCTCTACTTTTACTTTTACTAACAATGTACCACGCTTTTTAGTTCTAATATTAGGAAGTCCTTCTCCTCTGCAACCAAAGACTGTTTCTGGCTGTGTTCCTGGAGGGATAGTTATATTGATGGTTCTGTTCTCTATAGTGTTTAGTTCTATAGAAGTTCCTAAGATAGCATCCCACGCAGATATTACTTTTTCACAAACAAGGTTGTCACCTTCTCTTCTGAAAAGAGGATCGGGCCTAACATGTATGTTTACAATTAAATCTCCTGGACGTAGACCAGCAATGGAATCATCTCCCATGCCTTCATATCTAATCTGCTGTCCATTTTCAATACCTGCTGGTATTGAGATATTAATCATCTTGGCTTTTCCTTGACCTGGAATGCCTACTTCTGCGTTTAATTCCTTACCGTTTAAAACATCCAACAGTGTGACTTCAACGGATATGTTTAGACTTTTGTTTTTTCTAACCTGTCGTTGGTTGAAACCAAAACCAAAATTTCCAAAGATATCGTTGAGGTTGTCAGTTCCAAAATGGAATTCAAAAGGGCCTTGGTTATGGAACCCACCTCCGTGTCCTGGTTGTGCGTTTGGATCCATGCCGCCGTCGACCATCCTTTTCTTGGACGGATCGCTTAATGTTTCGTAAGCCTGTTGAACCTTTTGAAATTCAGCAGGGTCTCCACCTCTGTCTGGGTGATGCTTCATAGCTTTGCTACGATACGCTTTCTTGATCTCGTCAGCAGAAGCTCCTCGTTTTAATCCTAGTGTTCCGTAATAGTCCATATGTATATTGTAGCAAAAAAATAGGACTGCGTCAACAGTCCTATATATTTACTTTTCGACCTACTGAGTCAGAATTTTTATGCTAATTGTGCCACTGCGTAAACAGCAGTTACTAACATTGTTTTAACTTCTAAGTCGTCGGCTTCCTCGTTTAATTTGTCCATTCTAACTAAATCTGCCATTAGTTCTTTAAACTCGGATTCGGATAATTCGCCCGCCTGAGCAGCAGAACAAATTTGTAAGGCCATTGCTGCACGATTAGCTGCCCAAGGTTTGCCGCATTGTGTTAATGCTTGTAGATGTTCAATCATTTAAAATCTCCCTAGCACAGCCTGCGATGCTCTTTCTGCTTGCTGTTGCATTACTTTCTTTTTAAGTTCGCAATACATCTTAGAACCTTGTTGCGATTGTGAACGCTTATACATGTCTTCTACAGTTTCCTGCATAGGACCAATAAGTTTTAATACATCGTTTTGTCTCCAGCCTTTACTTTTTGAATATAGCTCAAACCAAGTTAGCTCGTCTCGTATTTTTGAAACTTGCGGTAGTTGGTCTTTGCTACAATCTAAGCGTTCTACAGAAAGTCTTACGTCGGTAATTTTGGCAGATTGATTATCGTCCCAAAAACTAGGAATCCATTCTTTTATTGTAGAACAACCAGTCATTGTTAAAACAACAAGACCAGCGGCTAAAAACTTTTTCATTTCTTCTTAGCGTCTTCTAGCTTAGTGCCTTCGTGCTTCTTGTGAGCTTTAACTTTTTTACAGTCTTGCTTTACTTTTTTTGTCTTTGGATCAATAACGTCTTTACCGTTCTTGTCTTTAACGTCAACACAAACCATTCTAGTTTCTGGAGCTGGCTTGGCTGATTCAGCAGCCATAACTGGCAATGCAAGTGCTGATGCGATCAATAGTGCGACTAGTTTCATATTAGTTTCCTTTAATTAACACTGTCAAAAATTTGCTTCTGTGTCTTGTACCATTCCATCCATGCATCTACTTTGACTTTACATTCATGGTAGGTAGCATAGTTGTCAGTGACCACAGTAATCACTTTACTTAATTGTGTAGTACCAGCTTCGATTGTTTTTAAATCTGGACAGCTAGTTTTTAACTCTTCTGGTATTTCTGGAAAGTTGCGTTTAACTGGAGCAGTTCCTAAACAACCTGCTAATAGAACTACCGGAAGAAGCATTAATAATTTTTTCATTTCTTGCCCTCTAACGGTTTATTAGTTGCAGATGCGTTTAGAATTTCAATTGCTTCCGGTGCTACTTTGCATTGTGCATCGATAATTTTTTCTTTCTCAACGATCACTTCTTTAATCCTATCTTGAAATACCTTAATAGTTTTAACTTTTTCTACAATCTTAGTTTGTATAACGCTGTTAGCAGATTTAGATTCTTCTTCGGCTTTGGCAACCTTAGCTTCTAACTCTTTAACACGTTCACGCCACAGCATTTCAGTTCCGTGGCTTCCAAACAAGTAAGATCCTATTACTAAAATAATAATGCCTCCTACCTCGGCAGGTAGTTTATACCTGCTAATAATAGGAAGCCAAGTTACAAGTTTGCTAACAATGTATAAGGCAACACCAATGAAAATTAAAGCATAGGTGATCCAGACAAAAATACTATCCGGAATAAGACTGATGATCCAGCCTAGTTGCCACATTATTAGTGTACTCCGAGAATGTGTTTAGCGTGATTGTAATGCTTAATACGATCTTCTAAACCAATTGTTCCGCCGTTAATACGCTTGGTCAGTGTTAGGATGTCGTCCTTGTCTGCCCACTGGTTAAGGTTATTTTGTTCCCAGAAGAAGCAAGCTGACTGAACAGCGCCTTCAAATGTTCCTAGGTACTCTGCACACTCTTCTAAAGGAATGTCTAAACTTCCTGCAAAGAATGTATAGTTGTTCTTACCTGTAAGTTGAATAAGACCACGACCGCAATATGTCCAACCATCACCAGATTCTTCTGGACCATTGCCCATACGATTTGCGTAAACTCTGTTAGCAATCTTTTCTGGTTTGTTAGCATAAGCCGCAGCAATTGCATCGTCGGGGAAATACTTAGGAAATACTTTACGTAGGCTTGCTGCCTTGTAGTTTAAATTTTCTTTAAGGAATTTGAACCCGCCAGATTCGTGAGCACACTGAGCAATGAAGGCTGCTACACGCTGTGGTGTGTTAATCTCGTATTCTGGCAAAATTTCACAGATTGCATCGTACCAATAATCAAGGTACGGGTTCTTTCCAATCATTTCACTTAAATGCTGTTTTGTAAATTCAAAATCAAATCCGCTCATTATTTTATCCTTTGTAATAACATGGCCTTATCGCCGTTTTCAAAAACAAAACTATCGCCTACTTTATTAATGCTGTAGTCGCCTAATACTTTAGTAAGCCAGAAGATCTCTCCCATGGCTACATTGTCTAATGCAGGTGCTTCTGTAATCGAAGGAATTAATTCTGCCTTGTTACCTTCCTGAACTACCCTTAGTTGAATCTTTTGGTTATATGGTTTATGAATTGTAATAACACCTTCTTCTAGAGTTAGGTCATCCATTAATGTTTTATTAAAGAAACCTTTAACTTCTTCTGTTCTATAAAAGTTTAATTTTTCTTCATACAAGCTAGGAGAGTAAGGAATTACTTTTTTAAGAGTATCCTCATCAACCTGGTATTTCTTTCCATCTTTATGGTACTTAAATTCCCACTCAGTAATTCCTGTTAGTCTACGGATTCCGTAGAGCATTTCTGTAATTTGTTTAGGAAGTCTTGGAGTACGATCTAGTTCTACAAAAACATGGTACTCGCCGCTTTTGTTTTCTCCAGAACTAACATCGGCATCGAGAACAAAGTGGTAACCCTTCTCAATAAATTCCATCATATCCTGTGCAGGGCTACGATCTTTAACATGAAAACTTAGTACACAAACATCGTTATCTTCTCCCATCTTTGATCTGTAGGTATCTACTTCAAAGAACGGGTGTACTAAATTTTCTAAGTCTAGAGGTCTTAGGCCTTCTACTAGTAGTTCTAAGTTCATGCTGCTGGAGCCTCCGCTGGAGCTGCTGCCGGAGCTGCTGCTTGTTGTTCTGCAGGTTCTGCAATCTGTGTAGTGATTCCATTCTGTGTAAGAACATCTTCAACTTTGTTCTTATCGAGTGCTTTGTATCCTCTGTTAATGTCGTGCATTAATTTCTTCGGAATAGCAATTTTTACAATCCACACCGGCTCAATGTCAATTTTACCTTTTCTTGTTCCTGGACGAATATCGTCAGGTGTTCTAATTTTTCTTACTGTGGAAATATGAGATTCTTGAATCTTTACTTCGCATCCGTAGTCAATAAGTCTCATGCCGCCTTGTGGCTCAGGCATTTTCTTTTTAGGCCACATGAACGAACATTCGACAAAGTAGCGACTTTCTTTAGGACCAGCAATTAATTCACCGTCAATCCAGTTTTCGTAGACATAGACATCGAGTTCGTCGATAACACGCTCGAAGTCTTTTAGCAGATTTAGGGCATTATTTGACCCGTAAATTTGTTCTATATTTTGTATAATGTCTTTAATATCAGCCATGTTTTATCCTCAAATGTATTTATCGTCAAAACGATAACATAACATATATCTTTTTTGAGAGATCGTTAAATACGATTGTGTTCGGGTGCGGGCACAAACGGTCAGAGGTCCGTGCCTAACACGTTAAAAGGAGGGCTAACCTTAATATGAAGCGAAAAAGAGCGCAACAAGCAGCTTTAGAAAGCAATGTTATAAATATTGATCCAAGGTTCAATAATAATAACAACCACAGTAAACGCAAACGAGTTCAAGTTTATCCAAAGAATTTAAGTCAGGAAAACTATCTACTAAAACTCAACGATCCCCAAAAAATGATTATATTTGCTATCGGGCCAGCGGGCACGGGCAAAACCATGCTGGGTGTTCAATGGGCTATCGAACAACTGCAATGCGGAGATATCAGTAAGATTGTTATCACAAGACCGGCCGTATCAGTTGACGAGCAGCATGGGTTTTTACCAGGCGACTTAAATCAAAAGATGGAACCGTGGACAAAGCCAATTATGGACGTTTTTGCGGAAAACTACTCAGCTAGAGACATTACTAACATGTTAACCGAGGGGGTGATCGAAATCAGTCCTCTAGCATATATGAGAGGCCGCACGTTTAAGAATGCTGTGATTATCG